CTACAGAGCTGCAGAAATGGCGGTTTTCCCGTCGTATTCAGCCAGGTATTTACCGTAATTGCGGAACAGCATTTCCGGCCCTTTATGCCCCATCTGCCCGGCAAGCCAGAAAAGGTTTACGCCCTGGCTAATGTGTCTGGTGGCGAATGTGTGGCGGGTCTGGTACGGGTTACGGTATCGAACGCCAGCTTTTTTGAGGGTTGGCACCCATGCTTTTTTTCGTATCGCGTCGGCGTTCGCCCAGGGCTCACCCGTTTTGGGATCGCTGAAAATAAACTCGCTTTTCATGAAAGTGAATTGTTTCTGCGTCTGCAGCGCGGCCAGCGCCTCGCTGTTTAATTCTACTTTACGGGTACCGGCTTTTGTTTTGGTACCTTTCAGAACGCCAACAACACTTGCCGCCTGAACGTGAGCTGTTTTAGCGATATTGTCGAGATCAGGCCAGCGCAACGCACACAGCTCAGAGCTGCGTAAACCAGTATTGAATGCGAAACGGAACAGGTTTTCCCACTCTTGGTATCTGCAGCTCTGGTAAATAGCGCTGATTTCCGCTGGTGTGAACGGATCAACTTCGTAATCGTCACTATTCGGGCTGCTGTCGATCACGTGGTACCGACTCGCGCTGACAAGGGTTACCGGGTTGATAGTCAGCAGGCCGTCTGTCACCGCTTCATCTATGGCGCTGCGCAGAAACGAGAGGTTATTCCTGATCGTTTTCAGCTTTGTTTTTCTGCTGGCGATCCAGTTTTTGAGGACCGCAGGGGTCAGTTCCGAGACATGCATTTTGTGCAGCGCAGATAGCGCAGACAGGCACTTTTCATAACCGCCAATAGTGGACGGCGAAAGGTTGCGGTTCTGGCAGATTTTCAGATACTCGTCCAGGTAGGACTTAATATTTTTGGTTTTCTTCACTACCCCGAACAGCTCCAGTTTTTTGGAGGTGGGGAAGTATTTCGCATAATCGAATGTGCCGCCGGCGATCTGGTTCTGTATCTCCCCCAGCAGGCGCTCGGCATACTTCACGCCGCGCGCGTTTGCTTCCATTCTGGAAAGGGGCTCCCGGCAGAGAACCCCCTTGTAGGTGAATGTGATCACCAGGGTATCGCCAGTTTTATGCTGGCGAATGGTCACTCCTCTTGGGAGAGATAATGATCCTTGTTCTTTCTTGCCCACTTTGAAACCTCCGTTAAGTCTATCCAGCGTTCTTTAACGCCATCGACTTTTAATACATGGACACCCTCTTTCCATAACCCCCTTTGTATCCGTTTGTTAACGGCTTCAACCGTTTCTCCGGCGTCCCGGCAGTAGGTTGAAAGAGGTACGCAATCAAGACTCATGACCGACCTCCCGCCCAAATGCCTGGGCATTTTCCAGTTCATTTGCCGCATAGATAAGTGCGTTGTGGTGCGCTCTAAAACCGCCATCAAGTTCGCTGGCCGCTCTCTTGCGTAAAAAATCGATTGCAGCCTGATAGTCTTCACTGGTTGGAAGTTCCCCCAGCACCATCAGCATATTTTCCGGGTCGATAGGGATGGTGGCGAGCTTCAGCTGCTTGGCCTCCGTTGCTAAACGTCTCCAACGCTTAATAACTTCTAAAACTGGCTTTTTCATGGAGTGCCTCGCTACTTCACCAAAAATTTATATTCAATCAGCGCGCCGATAACGGTGGCCGCCAGCAGCATGGAAACAATGATGCTGAAAATGAAGGGCTTCATCATTTCACCCCTGCTGGTTTGATGGCCTGCAGTGCATCAACCTCTTTAACGAATCGGTCATGCATCGCGTCCCACTTACCGAGCCACTTAAGTGCTTCGCGCTTGCGTTCCAGAATTCGGCGAATGCGCCGCATGCATCGGTTATGTGCAAAGAGATATTGCTGTGTGTGCTGGCCCATGCGATTGACGAGCACACCATTGCTGAAAAAAGGCTCGTCTGGTTCGTTGGTGTTCAAACCGGCACGGTGAAAAGTTTTGGTTACCATGTAGTGAGCAAGGTTGCTGATCGCCGCGCTCCTGCTGAGGAAACGGCGCGAGTAGCCGTGCCTTGATACGACGTAAACAGGCTGTAGCTCTTTGGAAAAGGCGCTGTCAATTGAGGTGGTGCTGATGCGTTTATCGTTCATTTCCGGTCCTTAACTTTGCTGTATCGTTCGTGACTCATTACTTCCCAGTTCTTGCCGCCATCTCGTGATAGCAGCCGCCAGCGGTGATTAACCTTGAGGCTCAAATTACCGGAGCCGTGCATACGGCATGGATGAATGCGCCTTGCTCTGAACTGGCTTAAAACGTGTGCTGCTTTGAGGTGAACCCACTCAGGAATTCGTATCGCTGTCAGTGCCACCAGCTACCTCCTCAAATCTCAGCTCCATTTCGCGCGCCATTTCGATAAACGTGGCTAGTGAGCAAATGTGCTCGTCGTCGAACAGCCGGCGGTCGCATATCACCCTCCCGTTCTCGATGTGCAGGACTACCCGCCCGGTAAAATCCGGGAGGACATGCAGATCCACGTTCAGCACGGGCCGGGGGATCAGAACACCCTGATAGGGAATTGTTTGTTGGTTAGCCATTGCCGATCTCCGAATTAACTGGTTTCTGCTTTTTTACGAACTCCACCAGCTCTGAAATGAGTTCGTCGATTAATTCCTTTCCGCTATCTGTGAGGAATTCACCGCTGCCATTAACATCAACAGCGCTGCTGTAAATTCCCTTGATAGCTTTTACGCCTTCGACATTCCCGTACTCACTGATCGCGAGCCTTTCGAATTTTCGTAATAATCCATCGAGAAGAATCTCTGTTAACTCGACCGTGTTAATACCGCCTTTATTGAGCTTAATAACAAGGCAGTTACTGCCCGTTTTACGCTGGTGGCGTAATAACGCAGCCTTTAAAATTCTGCGTCGATAGGTATTAGTTAAATTATTCATTTTTATTTACCGTAAGCCTTTTTTAAATAAAGCATGGCTATAGACCAATAACCGAATGAGACAAATAACTGAGCTGTTTTAAACGCTTGTCGATTAATCATGGTTACCCTTAATTTGATTGCAGGAATCCCCAGGATTATTCCTGTAATTAAAATGACTAATTAATTTTTAAGCCGGGTTTTTAGACTCTTGCTCAATAAGGTAAGCCGCAACCGGGCCAATGAGATCCGCCAAAAGTGATGCGACGGATTCCACATCTGAGTCGGTCAGTTTATGAGGGTAGTTCTCAAGCATCCTCGCAACAATCTCAGCCTGGTAAGCCTTTGATGCCGCTTTTTGCAAAGTGATATCAGACATTTTTTGCGTCCTTATAACCGGAGGAATATGTTGCTGAGTTAGCTATTTTATTGGTAGCCATTGCTAATTCTGCGAGGTCTGCAATCACACCAGAAAGCATCATTATTTTGTTTTTATCTAAGTTCTTTTCTTCAACCTCACTCATTATGCTAATCCCTATATGATTGATGGCTTCTAAAATAGAGGTTGTTTTCGTATCGCAGTCAGTAGCAATTTTATCGAAATCAATGTTTTGACATTTCTCTTTATCAGAAGAGAAACGGTAATCGGGAATATCTACAAGTTGAAAAAATTTCTCTGTACTCATCTTTTGCACTCCATTAATCCGCCAATGCATAAACAATACATAACGTATTAAATAAGATCAATACAAAATGGAGTATTTGAGTGTATTATTTTACATCGTTTTGTTTTTCAAGTTTTTTTAGTTGCATGGAGGGTGTTGAAGGCAAAAAAAAAGCCGCTTTCGCGGCCAATTTACGGAAGGTTGGTGATTTTTGCGTCGACCACAACCCCTATAATACGGCAGTTGCCATTGATTGGGATTATTGGGTATTGGGGGTTGAGGGGTTTTAGAAATCTTTGACCGGCATCGATAACAAGCTTTTTGAATGTAGCTTCATTGTCACCGTCAAGTTTCGCTACAACCAATTTTCCGTTGATTGCTTCCACTTGGGGATCGACAAGTATCACCATCCCTTCCGGTATGCTCAGCCCTGCTGGTGATGTCATGGAATCGCCTCTGACGTCTAACCAGAACGAATCCTCTGAACATTCAACGGTGGTGTCATACCAGCGATCTATCGCTCTACGGTGATAAGGTTCTACTGCTTCCATCCAGTCTCCAGCGCTAACCCAGCTTATAACAGGGTAACTTCCTTTGGATTCGTTAATGCTATTAAAACTTACATTGTGATCGGCTCTTGAGTCGCTGACCGTGCCGTCAGCGTTTACTACGAAGCCGGGCATTTTCAATATGTTAAAAATCTTCGCTATAACCTCTAGGTTCGGTTCACGTCTGGCATTTAACCAATGGCCTAGCCCGCCCTGCGTTATGCCGAGCGCTTCTGCCAGCTGTTCTTGAGTCATGCCGACTTCTTTCATCCTGGTTTTGGCCAGGTCCTGCCATCTCTGTTTCATAGCCATGATTATTACATTCCGTATTTAGTGAGCAACTTCCATTTTGTATTATTCTTGTAAGTGTGTATAGTACGTTATGTATTATTTATGCGGGACTAAACGAATGAGTGGAATCAAGAGCCTTAGACGCAAAGCAAAGGTAACTCAGGGAGAGCTGGCCGCGCTGATTGATAGCTCTCAGGGGGCCGTTAGCCACTACGAAACAGGAAGAAGGATTCCTGATGTTGCAGTAGGAAAGCGGATCGTCAGCGCGTTTAAACAGCTTGGCCTGGATACAAGTTTGGACGAGGTATTTTCAGATGACGTTGCACGGGATGAGGCCTGATCACGGTCTGCTCCCATCTGTTTACGCATCTGCAGATGAAGAATGGATCAAGCAGCAGTTACTGAGCCTGACGCCAGCAGCACGACAAAAAGCCATTCAGCGTTATGCAGCTGTGTATCAGGAATCGTTCGAAGCCGAGCCCGTTTCATACCGCAAGGAGAACCGGGCAAGGCATGAAGCAAATATGCGGCTTCGCCTGTTTGTGAGAAATCACGGCAGGGCTTTACAGGGGTATACCGCCGAACCTCCCCTGGCCGGAACGTCACCGCGTTCCTGA